TAATATTTCTAAAAGATGCTACATCTTTGTTTGAATCTACTGTTACAACTTTACTTGCAACCACTGTTCCAACTGATGCTCCGGTATCACTATAATTAATTTCTGCTGTTGTTGCGGTAACACCATCTAATAGATTTAATTCTGTGGCGTCTGCGGTAACACCATCTAATATGTTAAGTTCTGCTGCTGTTGATGTAACTGCGGTGCTAGCTATTGAAAGTGCATCTGTTTCTAAAGTTCCGTCAACATCAACATCACCAGAAATGTCTAAGTTAGTAAATACAGAAGTGCCTACGGCAGTTATTTTATCATTAAATGTAACAGCTCCTGCTGCCGACATGTCAATTGTTAAAGCCGTGATCCCCGATCCACCATCATCTCCCTTGATGATAAAGTCTTTGTCCTGAACTCCTGTTGTAATTACAAAGTCACTTGATGTGTTTGATAGCGTAGCAATAGTCGTGCCACCGTCTTTGAAAAATACATCACCACCGTCTGCATCTAAAATAATGTCAGTTGTAGCATCTACAGTAAAATTACCAGGAGCAGAAAGAGTCATGTCTCCAGAACCAGGAGTTACCACAGCTTTCTCAGCTGGTAGTGTGCAGAATACAGTTTTTGTACCTGATGAAAAACTTACAGCACTATCACTGTTAGAACTTTCAAGTATTGTGTCTCTAGATAAGGTGTCTGTGCCCGAGTCAGTAACTGTGCCTATACCAACTTCAAACTCTGTGCCTGTTTCATTTACGATCGCATAGTAAGTTGTATTTCCGTCACCTATCCCTGCAACAAAAGTTTGAAAACCTGAAACCGCTCCGCCTAAATTAAGCGTGCCTGTTCCTGTTGTTGTTGAGGTTTCTTTAACTCGATCGTTTATTGCAAACGCCATTTAACCTCCTACGCTAATCTTAATACCGCTGTGCTTGTTCCGCCTGCTGGAAACTGAATTGTAAATGTTCCATTAGTTGCTGTGAAGTCACCACCAAAATCTAAAACTAAAACTGAATTGTTAGTTGGTGCACTGCCGTCTGATCTGTATATTTGAGCATACCTAGCAGTGAATGATGCACTTGTCCAAGAAGTGTCATCAAAATCAACATAAGCAGTTGATGCACTTGAACCACCAACAACTTGTGCTCCAGTTAAAGTGTTACCAGTTGTGGTGTAACCATTGCCATTTGCAACTTGGTTTGTAGTGTTATATGCAGTCGGGTCTGACGCAGAAACAGTTTTTGATGATGTGTAAAGAGCAATCTTATAAGTAGCACCACCATCAAAGTCATGATTACCTTTCAACAACTCCTCTTTAAAAACATTTGATATTACGTTTGCCATTTATATTCTCCTTATGGGTTTTTTGATTGAATAGATATCCTAGGGACTCCATCCATATATTCATCTCTTCTTCTTCGACCCATTTGCTCTCCAGCGAACGGCTGTAGAGACTGTTGATAATATTGTTCATATATCTGAAGCATGTTATCTGGGCCTTTTAAAAATTTAAAAGCTTCGACTAAGCAGGCGTAAAGCAACATTTGAGGTGCGTTTGTACTAACCCAAGTCGTCGTGTTGCTTGACGATAATCCTGTTGGTAGCGCATTATACGCTAACTCGATAGTATATGCGGCATTTGGTGCTGGAGCAAGAAGTATTGTGTCGTTGTCCCAGTTCGCATAGTATTTTGGAATACCTGTTGATGTTCTATTAGGGCTATATTCGTTGATAAAAGATGTGTCTTTTTTCTCTAAATATATTCTTTCATTGTCTGTTAAACCACCTAAAGAGCCAGATGCACTATAAATACTAACTGTTCTAATAAAAGCGAACGTTGTAGGAGTGGCACCGGGCATTGCAACAAAAGGGTCACTTGCCGTTAAATTAGCTGTTTTGTATTGTCTAAATACGTCTAAATCAATGTCCCTAAATATTCTAAGTTCGGCGTGTTCTATAAAATCATTTATAACTGTGGTTGTTAAAACATTACTATCTGTTTCACAATAATCTCTAATTTGGGTTACTAATTCAGAATATGTTGTCATGGTGTTATGCTTGTAGGTCCCGCAAAGGCTTGACCTCCCCCTCCTCTTAAATTACCACTCACGGCAGTGTCAGTAGCTACAGTGAATGTATAAGTATTATCATCTACTTTAGTAATTGTATACCCAGCAGATCTTGTAATATTTGCAGCTGTTATGCCATCAAAAGTTGATGCACTATAAAACCTAACGGTATCAGAACTAGATCTGCCGTGATTAGGTTCTGTAACAGTAATTACACTGGTGCTAGCACTAGCTGTTTTAAACGCATTCAAGGGTAATAAATTAGGAACTGAACTTTCATCTCTGTCTGATCTCGCATTTTGTAAAGCTTGTCTGTCGCCCTGGTGTGTTTTTAATTCAATCTGTGGATGCTTTGCCTCAAACTCAGATATGTGAACTAAAGAACCATTCCATTCTTTAACCATTTCGTTGTATGGAAAAGCCATGCCACTTCTATCAGATATTGCCTTCGCTTTTCTACCAGTTGCAAAATTAGACATTTGGATAATACGCTTTCGGTGTTAAATAAGTGCTAGTCGAAGAACCATCTTCTGTTAGTGCACGGTTTAATTCGTCTTCATAATACAGTTTCATTTGTTGTGTTAAGTCTGGTCTATATTTTTGTGCTAAATAAAAACTTAAACCTGATGTCATGCAGGGAACAAAACGATAAGGCACGTCAGTTGCGTTTGTAAAATCACCAACATCTTGTATTCTTTTTACGTAATACAAATGCATGTCAGCTGAAGCTGCTGTGCTGTCTGGTGTAGGGTAAACAAAAAGTGTAACACGATCTATTAGTCTTTGTACATAGTATTGTGTAGGTTGCCCTTTAGACAATTTATTAGATAAACCAGAATACGTGGATCTATTGATTTTAGTCATAGCCACATCTTGTTGAGATGTCTGTGTTCTGTTTGTTCGATAAGTTGCCTCTAGTATATCGTCCATTCCAAAAATAGAAGATGCAACTTGATTAGTTGTAGCTTGAGCTCTGTTGCTATCTGAAGTGTCATCAGCTGAGCTTCTAAAGAAATGATACTCTGATTGTCCTTCAACAAGATCAATATTAGTTTCATCTATTTCCCAATAGTGCAAACCTCTGTTGCCCCATTCTTGAAACATAATATTTAAAGACCTTCTAGCAGACTTCATTTGATAACCTGTAAGATTATCAAAACCTATTCTATTAAAAGCCTCTTCTATTATCTCATCGATAGCAAAAGTTTTATCGAACGTTGCTGTTCCTGAAGTAGTGTTTGGCATATCTACTCCCTATTAATAATTTTTAATCCACTCACATGTAATGGTTGCGCTATCATTAGCTGTGCAAGCTGGCATTACAAATACAACATCTCCAGTAAAGTTTGTAGCTTGGTTATTTTTAATACCACCTATAGAGCTATAATCTAAATGCCCATCTCCCTCTACTGTTAAAAAAGTTGCATCAGTGTCTGCGTCCCACATTAATTTAACAGCATCTACTTTTGCTGTCATAGAAACGCTGTACCATACTTTATTTAAAGTAACAGTTGCTGGTGTTGATCCATCTGGTCTTGCTGTCAAAGCTGAAACATCAACAATTTTCGTGGTTCCACCTGTGCTATCAGATACATTGTTGTAATGAGTTATAAGTTTTTTATCACCCTCAAAAAGTGTTTGGTTTAATACTACGTCTGCCATTTTGTTTTCCTCCTACTAAAGAGTAGGGGCCATTACGCCCCTACTCAGAGTTTTAGTTATTATTGATCTGCAAATGCAGGTACATCTGCGCCTTCTGCGTAACCCCAAATGTAGTAATTGGTGCTATCTTTAGCAACAATATTAATCTCAAACAAACCACTGTCTGTAAGAGTTAAACTTGAGTTAGAGTTTCCGTCAGAGTAAACAGATACGTTATCTGCATTAGAGTCTAAGTGTACGATACCACCTAAGAAAAAATTACTATTTCCTGGTGTTACAATAATTAGGTTCTCTGTTTCTTCTGCAGCTCCAGCGTAGATAAACTTGTAAGTTTGTCCAGCAACTGGTGCAGGTAGAGTGATAGTTCTATTGGCTCCGATTGCAGGAACCGCAAGAGTTCTTCCACTGTGCGTTGCAGCATCAAGAGTTTTATCTTCGTCGCCTAACGCTACAGGTGCATCACCCATAGTTATAATTTCAGTAATTGCTCCCGTAGTTGCATTTTTACTAACAGTTTTTACTGTGCTTTCAGATCTTAAAGGACCTGAGAAAGTTGAATTTGCCATAATTGGTCTCCTTTTCCGCCAACATAGTCTGAGACATTGTCTACTGCATGAGTCTATGCTGACTGTTTTATATATGCAGTGTTTTAAATATACGCTTTTAAAAGAGTGATTGCAAATAAAAAGGGGCCCGAAGGCCCCTTTAAATTAGTTCTTTTGCTTAGTTATTAAGCACCTGGTGAACCAAAAATACCACGCCAGTCAGAGAAGCCGAAGCTGTATCTTTCTCTAGCTTTGTATCTTACATTACCAGTTTCGAAATCGCCTTCCATAGAAGTCTTAATAGCTGCTCTTTCGAACATTTTAAGACCATTAGGAACATCAGTTTTGATGAAGAATGCGTCATCGTCAGTTAAGTAGTTGTTCACTACATAACCTTGAGGAATCATTCCTTTTGATGCGATTGCGTTTAGATCATTGTCAGAAGTACCAACTCTTGCTGGTGATTTCATGATTCTTTCAGCTGTAAATTGTAAAGCAGAAGGAATAATCATTTTCACTCCTCTTGCAGCAATTTTTAAGCCTCTTTCATCAGTGAAAGCAGCAATGTCGATTAGAGCTTGTTCTATAGAAGTTTCTGATAAGTCAGAAGCTGTAGACAACTCGTTTCTTTGATTCCCAGATTGTGAAGGGTGATCAGTAGCACAAAGCTCCTTATCATCTCCACCAAGGAAAGAAGAACTGAACGCGTTGTTTAGAACGTTTGCTCCTTTAATTTGCTTCGTATTCGCCATAGATCTTGCTAATGCCTTTGTATAACGAGTCGCGATCGTGTCATACAAGTTGTCTTCAATTGCTTCCTCAGTAATTGCGAAAGCAAGAGCAACTGTTTCGTGTGTATAACGAGATGTGAACGATTCGTTTGCAGTGTCAAAAGCAACTCCGGAACCTTCAGCTTTCACTGAAGCATTTGCGAAGCCTGATAACATCACTTCTTCTTCAAAAGCTCTGTCACTGTTTTCAACGTCGAAAATCTCCAAATGTTGATTTTCATAACCTTGATACTCAAGTCCAAATAAAGCATTTAGACCTGGCTCTAGCTCTTTAGCGAGCTGTTGTCTTGATATAGCCATAATATAATCCTCCTGCTATTATAGTTCTTTTTTATAAGTGTGCTCATTGAAAATTACGATGTAATTCATGTGCTCAGCACCTATTTCATTGTTTTCTGGATCATTAGAGAAACCAACCACTTTTAACTGACCGTCTGTAGCCGCTAAATCACTCATATCGAGTTCCATAGCAGATACTCCGTTAGCTGATTCTGTGCCAATGTTTACAACATCAGCTACTTTAAATCTATCAGTTACAGCAGAGTTAGTGTCTGAATCACCTTGTATTTCAAACTTCATATACGGATCATCGAATACAAAAGCTCTAATAGAACCAGTTGTAACGTTAGTCTGTGTATAAAAGTTTTGGAAAGTAGGCTTACCAGTCGTTGGATGATCGTCAATCAAAACACCATTTAAAACACCAATTCCAACTTCATCTCCAGCTGCTCCAATGTCAATAAAGCCAGTGTTACTAGCTTGTTGTATGACGATGTCGCCTTGAAACATAGAAGAAGCTTCATTGTCAGCAATGAAGTGTTCATTAGTTTGCAGGTTGTTTTGTCCGCTCAACGTACCGATAGGTCTCATCCCAAATGCGGCGTTTTTATTTGCCATATTGTTTTCCTCCTTAAAGGTTTGTTTGTTAGCGGTGGATAGGAATTACTAAATAATTAGTTTTTCTTTGTACCACCAAAAGTTACACGAGTCTGCCTCTCTTGATTGATTGGCATACTTGGGTGCTGTTCCTTTAAGACATCGTTATCTAAAGCTTCATTACGATCGGCAGTCTTTTGATTATAATATGCCTCACGTTGCTTTGCGAGCTCTTCGGGTATCCTTGCCAGCACAAGGCCACCAACCCCAATCACTCCTGCGTATCGACCTTCGTCTACAGTTGGAAATGTTTCTGCTGGGTATTCATCAGCTCTTACGAGCTCCCATCCAGATCTCATTTTGCCAGACATGTTCTTTGTATCGTCAAATCCCATGCTTTCTGCGCGTATCCATCTGTGTCTGTAACCGTCTGGCGCAGGCGGTGCATCTAGTGATGATGGAGGAGTCCATACTTTAGGTTTTTCTTCTTTAACCCTAGTTTGACTCGCGCGAGAAGTTTTTATCTTTTTATCTTGTTCCATATGCTTATCCCTCCTTCGCGGCTAATTGTTTCGCATACTCTTCGAGTGGCACACCTAATCTTTTAGAAATTGCTACCTGTGATGGTGTGAGTTTCACAGTTTTTCTGCGTCCTTTTCCGGCCGGACGTTTTGCACTTGCTACGTTCTGAACTGGTTGTTCTTTAGTAGGTTGTTCCACATTATCAAATTTGTGTGGGAATTCAAGTCTTATTCGTTTATCCACCTCAGAATAATACTCATCTGATTGTGGGTCGAACCCTTCTTCCTCTACAAGTTTTCTGTGAATATCAAAAGCAGTGTAGGTCATGGCATTATCTGTGCCAAACCAAGAGTTTTTAGCTGCCCATTGATTAGCTTTTGGATCAATTTTTTGCTGAGCTTGAGCATAAGGATCTGCTTGTTGAGGCACGATTTGTTCTTTTTGTGTCTCAATTTGTTGTGATCTTTGATCTTGAGCTTGCTTTAATTGATTAAGTCTAGCTTCTTCCATAGCCATTTGAGCTATAGCTTTTTGAGCTTCGACCTGTCCATCAACATCTTGTGATTCCACAGCTGATCTGTATGCTAATTTAGCAGCATCCATGCCCGTATTTACTTTTGCCTCCAACTCTTTCGTGTAGCTGTTGCCGAGAGTGTCATACTTGCCTTTTATCTGTTCAGCTTGTGTTTTGACTTGTTGTGCGTATTGAATAGCTTCTTCTTTTTGCCTTTCAGCTTCTCGCATTTTACGAGTTAGTTTTGCTATTCTTTTTTGAACGCCGTCGCTGTATTCATTAAGTTCACTTTTTTGAACATCAGACTGCTCAACAGGTTCCTCAACTGAGTCAGCGGACTTATTACTGTCTTCACTAACTTGTTCAACTTCAATCTCCTCTTCTAAAGATTGCTCTGGTGCTGGTGCATCAAGATCAATCTCTTGTTCTTGTTCATCGGTATCGCCGACATCGACTTTTTCGTCTAGCATAGATTATCCTCCTCTATGATTACATTGCGTGCAAGATGTCTTCGGGATTATCTATTGTCCCAAGCACCTCGTCATCGTTTAACATTCTTATCTCACCACCATCAATCTCCATGCGTGATCCTGCATACCTTGCAAATATCACCCAATCTTTCTCCTTGCACCATGGACCTGTTGCAAACTTTTCTTCGTCCTTGTAACACAGATCACCCATCTTCAATACGTATCCAACTTGCGTTGCTACACGTGCGCGATCTAATGTTTCTTGTGCAATAATAATACCGCCTTTTGTTTCTTCTTTAACTTTAAAAGGCATAACTAACAAACGCCAACCTGTTGGGTTTGGTAATTTCTCTAAACTTGTGGATTGTGTTTCTTTTTTTGTTTCTTTTTTTGCTTCGTTTTTTGCAATCTTTTTTGCATCTTCTTCAGCGTTATACTTATCTTCTAATGCGTGTGATGTTGTTCGGGTCATCTTCATTTGGCTCCTTTGGTTCTAGCAGGTTAGAGAGTTCCTGATTTATTGAATCCACTGCGTGGATCTTACCTATTATATATTTGTATTCGTCCATGCTGTCAATCCCCCCGTTTGCGAGAGTTTGAACTAGACTGTCCATCTGTTCCTGCATGTTCCTTTTCAGTTTGTATATCACGTTTACGGGGTCTATAACTTCTGACATTTAGTTTCTCCTTGTCTCCTAATTTTTCCCAAAATGCGTCAAGCGCATTTCGCGACTTGTCCTCCCCCATTTTTTCTCCCCGAAAATTTTATTATTTGCTTTTGAACTTGTTTAAAGTTGTAACTCCGAAGCTACCACCAACTATTGTAAGGATGACAATCCAAAAGTAGTCATTTACATCTTTTAAGATTTCCCATCCTGCAGCCATCCAGGGTTGTGTCCATGGTGTAAAATGTCCCAAAATAATCAGGCTCCAGAAAACGACCAAGTATTCGTCTTTCCATGAATTTTCAGTCTGTCTGACTTGTTCCATTTGAACACCAATTTTTGCTACGTCCACTTTTGCAGCCGCTTCTATCTCCTTTGCTTTGATAATTTTGTCCTTCTCAAGTTTGTGAGAAATTGCGCCCACGGTCTTTTCAGTGATAAGTTTTGCAACGGGATTATTTAATAATCCTCCTCCAAGACCTAAAAGTGGTTTAATAAGTAGCAGTGGGTTCATTAATTAGTGATGATTGCCGCGATTACGATTATAATGCCAACAGCAATTATAATTTTTGTTTTCTTAGTGGTTTCGTCCCACCATTCTTGTAGTTTCCATTTGATGTCGTCTATCATTTGGTCCTCCTTTTTTGTTTTATGCCAGCTTCGTTTAATGCGATAGCTATAGCTTGCTTTCTATTCTTAACTTTTTTCTTACTTTTTCCAATATTTAATTTACCTTTTTTATATTCACGCATTACCTTCTTGACTTTACCACGTTTTTTTTCAGTTGTTTTAGATAATTGTGATCTAGATATTGCCATTAATTTCTTCCTAATGCTTCTATCTGTTCTGGTGTTAATCTTCGTCCCAGTGAATCAAAGTTCACAGATATTGGACCAGTGCCACTATAACCAACATAACCGCCCTGCATAATGTCAACAGGACTAGTTCCATAAGTAACAGGGAGACCATCACCGTAGGTAACAACATCAAGACGACTTTGTGGGGTGACTGTAATAGGGCTCATTAAATCGCCTATGCCATAATTAGGAGTGGCGCCATAATTAGGAGTGGTGCCAAATGTTTGTCCTCCCGTTAAATCATAAATACTTCTTCGCGGATTAAATTGATAATCTAATTGGTCAATGCTTCCTGTTAATGCACGGTTGATTTCGTCAATACCTTCTTCAATATTACTTGTTTGATAAGGGTTCTCATATGCTACAGGACCAGGACTAATACCTAATTCTTTAGCATCCTCATCTGTGAGTCTTGTTCCAAAATCACTTTCTAAAAAGCTAGGATCAATTGTTTGTGGTTGAGGAGGTCTTCTCATTGGCATAAGGGTTGTTGGTTGAGGAGGTCTTCTCATTGGCATAATGCTAGATATTGTTTCCTCTGTTTCATCAGAAGTCGGGTTTAAAAAATCAAGTGTATTTGTAAGATCTGTTTTTAAGTTGCTTCCAATTGTCCCAAAAAAATTATTAGTAGAATCATCATCTCCGTATGTTCCACCTATAAGTCCTCCAAGAATTCCACCAAAGCCAGGCATAAGCGCATTACCTATTATAGATCCTAGAACTCTTTGTGGTGTTAGTTGAGAAGTTAAACCTGTTATGCCTTTTCCAAACTTGTTTAAACCCTCACCAAAGCCCGCAGTATTAAATTTCATACTGTCCATAAAACCTAATCCATCGGTAGGAGTTAATCCTCCCATTGTAGAAGGACTGTAGTCTGCCATGCTTAAACTTGGAGTGCCTTTTATAGCATTAAGTTGTAATTGATTTAAACTTCTTGCAAGTTGTCTATCTAATTTATTTTGAGCTGTTTGTTTATTAACTTTGTCTATAGCTTTTGACAAACTATCGCTGTATGAAGTTCCTTTTTTATTTTTTAAACCTTTTCCGCCGTCGCCTGTATTTGGTCCTCTACTAGGAGCGTTAGGTCTATTACCTACTGAACCATATCCTCCCTGTACATCTTTATCTATTGGCATTAGTTTATCTCCTTAACCGTCGCTTTCATTTCGTTGATGCCCTGTTTGGCCAACGACACACTTGCACGTAGTTTAGCATGTTTATCATCTTGTTCCAACTTTTCGTTTGCAAGATCTTTGTTTTGCATTAGCTTCATCATGTCCATATTAGCTTTCTGTTGACCCTCTTCTTCTTTTCTTTGCTCTTCACGAGCTTTTAAATCAAGGTCTCTGTCTTTTAATTTAAGAACTGGGTCGTTTTCTATTTGATTAAGAACTTCTTTTTCTGCTTTTACGTAATCTTCAGTGAATTCTGCTATTAATTGTGACTTTCTTGACTCCGATGCCACTTGAATTGATTGAATTTGTTGTTGCATTTGCAAAAACTGCGGGTTTTGCTGCGCTTGTGGGCCCATTTGTTGCATCATAGCTTGTAATTGTTGTCCTAATTGTTGCATTTGCTGCATTTCTTCTACAAATTCTATCTGAACTTGCTCTGTTGCCATTAATTGTATGTGTTCCATGCAGTTTTGTTGCAATCTTGCAAGTGCTTTTGGATTATTTCTCACCATCATAGTCCCCATGAACTGAATATGTGATCTCATGTGTGCTTGGTGGTCTTGTTTTGGAAAAGCTTGAAACTTTTTGTTGTTTAAAGCCATAATATTTTCACTTGCAGGGTCCATTGGTTGCATTGGAGCAGGCGGTGGTAATAAAAGATCAATGTCTTTTACACCAAGTGCCTCATACATGTGTCTGTAAGCTTGGTAAATGTTGTGCAAGTCTGGATTTGACATTGCCATTTGTAATTCTGTTTGTGCAACTGTAATTCTTTGCGTTTGAGAAAATATATTTGGATCTGCAACAGGTATAATATCTATTCGATTGTCAAAGTCAGATGCAAAAACTTGTCTTTGTCCACCAACAATATCGTATGGATACATCTTTGGTAGGTACGTTGCAAAGTTATCAGCAAGCAACATAAACTCGCACTTCATTGATTGATATAATCTTTTATGTATCGCTGACATAACCCGCGATCCACGTTCCAATAATGCAACAGTCGTGCCTACTGCTGCGCTTTGATTGCCATCGCCAACTTGCATATCAGCAATCGATGCAAATCTTTGTCCTGCTGCAACAACCACGCCCATTAGTTGAAGGAGCGTGCCTGACGGTTCTTTAAATGGTAACGGCATGAACGCGTCACGTAGATTTCCACCAGGAGCATCAACGTCACGGAACTCGCCCGGCTGCAACGGTTGAGCCTCGTCACGAACTCTGATGCCTCTTTGCTTAAATCCGGACGGTAAGTTTGACAAGGTGCCGGCATCAAGAAGTTGTCTCAATGCTGCAGTTGCAGTTCGAGACAATCCGCCGATCATGTGAATTAGTCCAAATCCATAGAAGCCTAGTCCTGGTAAAAACTTAAAGTGTACAAAATATTCTTTTTTCTTTTTTGTTTGGTCTGTGGCTGCGTAGTTTCTACGAATAGAAAGCACGTTCCCCGTTTCGTCATGAATGGTTACAATGTATGGAAGTTTGATACCTGTATCTTCACCGGTCTGCATATTTTTATCTTCATAGCCTTCTAGATCCAACTCTACATGACACTCAAGAAGTGTATGCATCTCAGCAGATACACCACGACTTAATCCTTCGATCTTATCTTTTTTATCTTGGATATCGCTTGTATCAAAAGAAGGTTCACCAATGTCAACGTCTTTATAAAAACCAGAAACTTGTTGCTTTCGTAAATCATTACCTGACATTTTTACAACGTGAATAATTGATTCTGCATCCTCTAGAGACGTTGCGCTGTACGGCACAACCAAATCTTCTGCAGGTACAAACTTAGAAACTGTTCTACCAACGACAGCATCAAAATAAACTTTTTTAAATGTAGAACCAGCTAGTGGTAAATTAAATAACATCTGATCAAACTCTGGCTCATACTCTTTCATGTTAACCATCAACTGGTAGTTCATAAAATCTTTTACACGCTGTGATTGTTTTTCTTTTTCAGAATCTACCTTACCTATAATCTGTGTTCTAACTGGTCCGTTAGCTGGTAGTAATTCTTTGTACGCTAGTGCTTGAAACTGTGTGACAGCTTCTGCAAGAACTGGGTGAGTTGCACCTGATGCACCTTGAAATGGCTCTGATCTATTTTCATACTTAAAACCTAAAAGGTCTAAACCTTTCATGTATCCGTCTTCCCAATCTGATCTTGAGCTTTTATATTCGTTATAACTTTCTTGTAATTCTGATGCGAGAATAGTTAAGTCCTCGTCTTCCATAAACTCTGCAAGATTAGCATCGTGAAACTGACCGCCCTCCATGGATTCTGCTTGTGGATCAAAATCTATTTCTGCTCCACCGTCCTCCATAATTTCTATATTGACATCACCGCCCTCTTGAAACTCTTGTGGAATTTCTACAGGGACATCATCTTCTAAAATTATATCTTGCTTTGGAATCGTATCGATATCTTTTTCTATTGCCATTAATAGTACGTCCTTTGTTGATGTGGTAGTGCCTCATCTTCGTAGTCGTCTGGATGTTCTACAAAACCACCTTGTCTAAATCTCATAACGGCTTGAGTTGTGCTATCCACTAAGTCATCGTGTTCACCAAGTGGGAATGCAGCGCACTCCTCTATAACCTCTTCTGCAAACTTTGTGTCTGGTGCCCAAACTTGCCCCGCTTCGAAAAGCGGAGCTACAGAGTTCACTCTAGTATGTTTATCATTTCCACGGCTAGGTGTAAAGTTAATAACTGGTATACCTAATTTGCGCATTTCATAAGTTAAAGGAAGTCCTGATGCTTTACCTTCAATTATCACAGTTTCTGGTTTCCAATAATCATACTGCTCTTTAGCCACTCTTCGTAGTTCAGGAAACTCGTATCTGTCTTTTACAGCATCTACAAGAATAAGCGCCGGTCCACTGTCCTCGCTTGGATAAAACACGCCCCAGGTTGTAATAGCAGAATAGTCTGATGTTTCTTTTTTCATGAATGCTGTATCGTAAGACTGTATTACGTGGTGCAGTGGCGGTAAACTATCTTTCTCCCACACTTGCCACCATTCACGTTTTATAATACTGCCTTCTTCTGCTGTCGGATTTTGTTGATATTGAGCATTCCATTTGGTAATAGCTACAGATGCTTTTACCGCTTCCAACTCTTCGAGCTTCCAATAACCAGGCCAAAGAGGCTTCCCGCTTGGAAGTATGGCTGGGAATTCTATCACTTCCCATTGATCTGCTTTTGGTTCTTTTTGTGCTCTTTGCAGTTTTCCAGTTAGGTCAGCAACATTCCAACGAGTCATCACAACAATTATCCTGCCTCCAGGTTGCAAACGCTGCCGCGGTCCAGAAGTATACCACTCATACACTCGATCGTAACTGGCCATGTTCATTGCGTCCTGTTCCGAGTGGGGATCATCAATGATCAAAAGGTCTGCACCCCGACCAGTAATTGATCCCCCGACACCAGCAGCATAGTATTCCCCGCCCTGGTCCGTTTCCCATTTACCAGCGGCTTTTGAATCTTCTTTTAGTCTAGTCTGAAATATTTCTTGATACTCTTGCTGTTCCATAAGACCCTTAGCCTTACGACCAAACCTCACGGCTAACTCAGCGTTGTTCGTGGCTTGGATTATTTTTAATTTTGGATTGTTGCCAATCATCCATGCAGGCAAGAAGTTGGATGCAAATTCACTCTTCGTGTGCCGCGGCGCCATGTTAATGATTAAACGTTTTATGTCACCGTTAGCAACTTTGTTAAATTTGTCTGCCATAATTTTATGATGTTTGCCTTCTATAAAATCTGGCCACATGTGTTTTACAAAACTTAAGAAGTCATCGCGGATCTTTTGCTCACCCTTCTTTTCTTCAAGGAGAAGCATTGTCTTTAAATAT